CGTCCCCATCCTCCCAAACACCCCCTCCAGCCCCCTCGAGGCCGCCACCGCCGCCCTAACCGCCGCCCTATGCTCCCTCTCCCCCATCCCTCTCCCCCTCTCCTTGTCCCCTTGTCTCCTTGTCTCCTTGTCCCCTTGTCTCCTTGTCTCCCCGTCCCGCCATCGCCCCCAGCCCCACCTTCGCCATCTCCCGCATCGCCTGCCGCGCCTGATACTCCTCCGTCTCCATCATCCGCTCGATCTGCTCCTGGCTATACCCCGCCTCCTCCCACGCCATCTCCAGCGGGATCCTCAACTTCTCCACCTTCAGCGCGATCATCTCCACGTGCGCCTTCTCGTCCCGCGTCTCCGCCGGCTCCCACAAGCATTCCACCGTCCCCGCCTCATCCAGCCCCAGCCCCCCGAACGCATTCCCCAGCCGCCGGCCCAGCCCGACCACATCCTCCCACCCATTCCCAAACAACGTCTGGCGCAGCCTCACCTTCGCCAACAGCGGCTCCTCCTGCTGCTTCAACGTCCCCTCCGCCGCCACCTGCCGCGTCACCTGAAACCTGGCCGTCGGCGTATCCGTCACCTGCGCCAGTTTTTGAACCAATGAATCCAACACCTCCAGCAGCCCCTTCAACTCCGCCGCCTTCAGCGCCTCCACCTCACTCCCCGCCGGGATACTCATCCAACACCCGGGCGTAAGTTTCAAATAATTCCCCCCATCCTCCTCCGGCGCCTTCCCGTCGCTCGTCGGCATAAACCCCTTCGCCACATAGATGGGAAAGCCACACGCATCCGCCGCCGCCAAAATGTCCAGCGCCGTCTTATTGATCGCATCCTGTACCGGCACCGCGTCCCACAACTCCGTCTCCAGCCCCGGATTCCGAAAATGCACCACCGGAATCCCCAACGGCCGTCCCGCCCCATCCACCCACCGCACCGGCCACCCCCCATCCCCCTCATCCTCCTGCTCAGACCACCCCGACCCCCGATAAACGTACTTCTCCACCCGATCTGCATAATACACCGTCATCCGCTGCTGCGTTCGCCTGATCCCCGGCCGCTCCTCCACCGTCTCCGTCCACCGCTTCGAAGCGTACACCATCCCCTGCCCCGCCGCCACGTCCCCCTCTACATAGAACGCCTTACACCCGAATCCCGTCCCCCCCACCGTCGGATCCGTGTATCGCGGATGGAGCAGAAACCGCGGCCGGCCCCCCTCTCGATCCCAATCCACCATCACGAAAAACTCCCCGTCCCGGACCGCCCCCAGGTGCACCTGGTGCGTCACCTCATCCATCCGGTTCCCCTTCCACCATTCCGCCGCGGCCGCGCTCACCGCGTCATCCTCCGCCTGAAACCCCGCCACCAGCAGCCGCTCCACCACCGCATCCACCACCATCGCACAGTAATTGATTGCGAACCGCGCCTCCGAGGCCTTGAACCCCAAAAACTCCTTTTGCCGCTCCGTCAACGGAACCGAATGATTACCCGCGTAATAATCCCGCGCCAGCACCACATTCCCCTGCCGCGTCTTCTCCTCCCCCGCCAGCCAACTCAGATACGCCAACTCCGCCGCCAGACTCACCTAACCCTCCCTTCCATCCCTTCCATCCCCTCCTAATACTCCCCCACGTACGCCCTACCCATCTCCCCCACCTCCATCACCCCATACCGCAGCGCATCGTACCCATCATCCCCCCCAACCCCCTCATCGTCGCAATCCACCTTCAACACATCCTCCGGCCGGTGCGGATCGTGCTGCATCTGCGGCATACACTCGATCACCCGCCCACACCGCTCGAACATAAACAACCTCGGCCCGATCCCCCGCTCCACATCCCCCAGCAGCCCCAACACCCGCGCCGCCCCATTCACCCGGTCCATATTCGCCGTCTCCAGGTGAATCCCCTCCTCCAGATACTGCTGCGCGATACTCAACCCCGCCGCCCCCGTCCTCGCAAACACATCCGCGCCGGCGACGACCCTCACCCCATCCACCTGCCGCCCATTCCGCTCCACCATCGCCAGAACCCCCGCCGCATTCGTCGGCACCAGCGCCCCCCGCGCCGCATACTCATCCACCACATAAAACTTCCCATCCCCGTCCCTGGCCAGCAGCAGCGCCACCATCCAGTGCGCGAACCCGTGATCCACCGCCACCCACGCCGTCCAATCCAGCGGCAGCCCAAACCCCTTCACCACGTGCACCTCCCGGCTCCACGTCGTGAAAAATTGCCCCGCACTGATGTCCCAATCCCCAAACCGCCACGCCCGCCGCAGCCACCCCGTCAACTCATCCAGCGTCCGCGTATAATCCGCATTCACGAACCGGTTATCGTCCACCGTCGCCGGCACGAACCGCGTCTCCGTCTCAGTCCTCATCCCAAACGGCAGAATGAACGTCTTCCGATACCACTGGTGACCCACCCCGCCCGGGTTAGTCGTACTGTACAGCCGCGGCCTCCAATCCTCCTTCGACGTCCGGCAACACGTCCGGATCGCCGTATACTTCGCCGCCGTCAGCGTCGTCGCCTCCTCCACCCCGATCACATCGTACTCCAGCCCCAGATACGCATCGATGTCCCGCTCATCCTTAAAATGCCCCAGAAAAATCTGACTCCCATTCTCGAACGTCAGCACCCCCTCCACCCTATTGTACTGGTGTGGGAGCGCGAACAACGTCCGGCTCCGGAAATCCTCGAACGACTCCCGCACCGCCTTCCCCACCATCCGCAGTAGCAAACACTTCAACGCCGGATGCCTCTGACAATCATCCGCCGCCACCTGCATCATCAAAGCGTGACTCTTCCCCCCGCCTCGGGCTCCCCCCGTCCCGACCTGGCTGGGACCTCCAGGCGCGTCGCACGTCCTACACGCCGCGTGAAACGCCAACTGCTTCGGCTGCGGCGCATACCCAGCCACCCGGAAGCGCCGCACCTGATCCGGCGGACACCCCGCCAGGCGCGCCGCCTCCAAAAACCGCCTCAACTCAGGCGTCAGCCGCGACTTCCTCGCCACCCTCGCCACCATCCTCGCCGTCGCCGGCCACCTCCCCGACCTCCTCCTCCTCCTCCCCACCGGCCCCGTACGCCCGCATCAGCGCCCGATCGAACCCCGCCCCCACCATATCCTCCAACTTATCCCCCTGATCCTTGAACACCAGCCCCAGATCCTCCTCCCACACCCCTGCCCTCTGGTAATAAAGCTTGCGGTCGGCTGCCGTCCCCCCCACCGCCGCCAGAAACGTCGCCTCATCCACCTCCGCCAGCCGGCTGCCCCGCAGCCGCATCACCTGCAACAGCTCCGCCCACCGCCGGATCTGCGGCCGGCGCCCCTCCCACGCATACGTCGTCGCCCTGGACACCCCCATCACGTGCGCGAAACCCTCCCGGCTATGGACCTCCCCCCGGTCGTCCTTCCCCAGCGACAGCCACGTCGCCAACATCGCATCGCGGTACCGCACCCCCTTCGCCCGCAGAAACAAATACCCATCCAGCCACGCCGGCGGCGCATCCGAGACGAGCCACCGCTCCAGCGCCTCCAGACTCACCCGCTCCCGCTCCGTTGGCTCCTCTACGTCCTCAAACAATGCCCTCTGTACCTGATCCATCCAACTCAACCTCAATCTGCAGCCCACACTGCGGACACCCCACCGCAACCTCCCCCACCGGCTCCACCTCCAGCCACCGGTGACCGCAATCCGGGCATATCATCTCCACCACACGCCCCCCTCCCTCACCCGCCGCCACCGCCTCCACCACCGGCCAGCAATCCGGGCACAACCCCACCGGATCCTTCAACACCACATCCACCACCCCCACCGGCACCCTGCGCATGAACGTCCGCCCGCACCCCCCACATATCAGCGTCACCTCCATCAACTCCCCGCCGCCCATCATCCCCCCTCACCCGCCGTCTTCATACCGGCGCCCCACGGTATCATCTTGGCTGGCGATACGACCGCAGCCCTCGCCAGCCCTTCCTTCCACTCCGTGCAGCGTCGCACCAGGCCCGCATCCACCCCGTGCTCCACATAAAACCGGCTGGGCTGTTGCCACGCATACCGCGCATCCGTACCCGGAAACAGCGCCGGATGCGGCACCCCCAGCGTACCAACGATCATAATCTGCTCGTGCAAGTGCGCACCCTCGTAATACCCATCCGCATTCCCAATCTTACCTATCGGCTCCCCCACACACACGACACTCCCGGCCGTAACCTCCATCGCCTGCAAATGCCACCCCGCCCACACCACCACCTCACCGGCCACCGTCACGCCGAGCAGTTGTACTACTCGCCCCACCGAGCCCTTCCAATTCCACGCACTGAGAACCAGCCCCGAGAACGGCGCCACCAGCGGCTCCCCCAGATCCGTATTTCCACCTGTTTCCAGGTTTACATCCTCGCACCTGTCCGGATGATAATTGTACCGGCCATACCGCCGCGTCGCCTCATACCACGCCTTATCCAGATTGAGCATCGGCAGCCGGAACACCGTCGCCAGCGGCATCCCCTCCCCGCCCGACTCCTCCCCGGCCCACACCCGCAGCCTGGCCACCGCCCCCTCGATCACCCGGCAATCCGCCAGCGCCCCACTACCCGCCATTACGCTCCACCACCGACGTCACCCCATCCACCACCCGCAGCAGCCGCATCCCGAATACCGCCCGCTCCGCCGGCCACTGCCGAGGTACCGCATACCGGCTCTTCACCAGACTCTTCACCTGACCATCGAACGGATCCGCAATCACCACATCCACCGGATTCACCGTCAACTCAGTGGCCACCACGAAATGCTGATTCCCCTGCTGGGGAGGCCTCATATCTCGCGGATCCCACACCACCTCGATGATCGTCGGCCCCCACCGCGCCACCTCCGCCCCCAGCCGCCCCAGATCCGCCGCTATAGACCGCCAGTGCACCTCACCCCCCCACCACAGAAACGGAAACGCCGTCGGAATCCGCGCCGGCCGCGAAAGCAGCGTCCCCTCGAACGCCCCCACCTCCCGCAACTTTTGCGCCACCACCAACGGCGTAATCTCAGCATACACCTGGCTGGCCACCATCGCCACACAACACACCAGAGATCCCAACCGCGCGAACGTCGCCCCTCCCGCATATACCTCACGTGCCCACAGCGGATCATTCTGACTGAACCACACCATACTCGACATCGGCGGAGGCCCTGCCCACACCCGCAGCCTGGCCACCGCCCCCTCGATCACCTCCAGATCCTCCAGCATCACCTGCCGCTGATCCGTCACCCCATCCGTCATCCATTCCCTCCCGCCTGCGCGCCGGGCTCTGGCAGCGCCCCCAGCCCGCCCGTGATCTGCTCCTCCGGCCTCACCCCGAACTGCTGGCATACCCGCTCGAACCGTCGGCGCCAGGCCCGCACCTCCACCTCCAGCCGCCCGATCTGCTTCGCCTGCGCCTCCACGTGCTCCCGCAACTCATCAATAATCCCCCGCAGCGCTTCCACATCATCCCGCTTCGCTGATGCACGCGACGTCCGCCAGGAGGTGGCCAGCCCTCCCAGCCCCGTCACCGCCCCGACGATGGCCACCACCAGCGCAACCGTATTATCCATCACTGCTCAGCGAATCGCCCTACCCTGGCCGCCTCATCTGCGCAGGGAATTCGCCGTTGCCAGCCGCTTCTCCAGCAGGTGCGCCACCTGGCTGCCCAGCCACACCAGGAACCCCGCCGCCAGCGTCTGCCAGTACGGCTCGATCGCTGCCCACACATCCGCCGGCACGAACTGCACCAACAGCCGCGCTGCCAGCGGCAGCCCCACACTGATCACCAGGATCGTCCACCACTTCGCATCCCCCTGCAGATTCTGGAACCACCGCACCCGCTCGAACAGGAATGCCAGCACACCACCGACCCCGATCCCCTGCGCCAACAGCGTCAGCACAGCCACCAAAGCAGGAATATTACCGTCCACCTCACACCTCCTGAAACGCAAAAACGGCGCACCCTCCCTCATCGGGAAAGTGCGCCGTGGATACCAGGGCAACTATTCGACTGTGTACACAGTATAACCCCGTTTTCCCCCTATGTCAACCCCCCCCCCTCCTGCGGGCTCTGGGGCAATGAGTGCCGGGCTGGCCCCCTATTCCACCACCGCCCATTCCTGCT